AACTATCAATAATGATTCTAAATAAGGAATGAACATAAAACGCGGTCATGTATAGAAAACGCGAAAATTTGAACATGAAAATTAAGGATAAAACCTTAAAAAATTTTAATTAAATAAGGTAATCGCCTGAATAACGCTAAATAAAATTAACGAAATACGGTTGTTTTGTAAATTATAATGTAAAATTCCGTCATTAAATCGGTTATTTGCCGTTTATGTTGGAAAATAATGTCACAAATATTAGCCAAAACGTGACGAATGGCGGTTAATTGACTAATATATTAATCAATTTGTCAAGTTTATTGTGCAAAAAACTGGACATTTCTTTCAAAATATATGCGTCAATCGTGCCACCTGGCCGAATTCTTTGTGATGCAAGAATCCTTCGACCGCCTTAATTGATAAATATCCTTTTTTGTGATGCCAGGAATCCGAACCGGACGGCGAACGCAATGATTCAACCGTGATTCCGATGTAATCTTTTGAAGATTTGTGGTGAATGTGGTGCGTATAAACGTATCGATGCTTTGATTTTGACCATTCAAGCGGAAATTCCGCAGCCATTAATAATGGAAGGTCTTGTTGTTTCGCGCCGTCACCGTGCGTCGTTCCAATCAAGTTCTTTCCGTAAAGAAACCCTTTGCGATGCGCAATCGAACAATCGAAAGTAATGTTCTTTGAATCCTTGAACCAGGTTTGAATAACGTCCGCCAAAAAGAACCCGGACATGTAGTCGTGATTTGACGGATTGAAGGTAAAATGAACGTCGGCGATTGGTAAAAGCATTTCGAGAATTTCAACATACAATTTCTTTGCAGTTAAAAAATTAGAATACCACATTCCGTCGGTGTCCTGGGGTGTTCCGGCGGTTGTTGTCCGGTTCGGCGTGTCAATGTGCAAAATGTCATTGCCACCAATAAAAAGAATCTTGTCGATGTTGAATCCTTTTGACTTGTTGATTATTCCTTGAACACCTTCGCGAACTCGTTTGACGGCCATTTGGCAATTGTAATCTTCGCCAGTTTCGAAAGCTTCGCAAAGTTTGCCGATGTGGATGTCGGCCGGATCAACAACCAATAAATGACCTTCAATTATTTCTTCGCGTTCAATTGGAATGTATTTCGGAATGTGGTTCGAAATCGAATCAATGATTTCTTGTTTCATCTTTTCGAATCCTTGTTGGTCTTCGGTCTTGAAGTTTGGATTCTTAAAAAATAATGATGCGGTTTTATTCTTGATCCAACCGTGTTTGACGTTCTTTTCGTCAAGGCCGAATTGTTCGGATTCGCGTTTTATTGCGCGGTATTTTTCCAAAACTTCCGCTTCGTCCGGTTTTAATCGCGGTCTAAATTTGCTCGTCAAACTATTTTTATAAATTTATCAACGATTCGCAAAATTAGAAATGTCGCGAATCCGGCTAAAAAACCCCATAAAAATAAACTCCAATTTGTTTTGCGTTTTTCTTGTTGAATTTCTTTGCGCTTTTCTTTCGAATCTTTGTAGATATATTTGTATTTCAAAACGTCTTGTTTGACCAGTTGCGTTTTGTAACGATATTCGATCCTGGTTTGCCATTTCGTTTTCGGAAGGTAAATATTCTTAAAAAACACTACGGAATCGACGCGTTTAAGTATCTTTTCGTATCGTATCGTATCGCCGATATAGTAAGCAATCGAATCAATGGTTGCAATTTGAATCGTGTCGCTATCTTGAACAAGCTTCAAGCCGTGTTTAAGCGCCTTTTTATAATGGTATTGCGCTAAGCGTTCACTTGAACAAGCAAACATCATTAAAACGCTTAAAAATGCAATTAATTTTTTCATAAGTTTTGCAGCATTTCAATCATTCGCGGACAAGGGTAAATGTCGGACTTGTCGTGACGAACTGAATTGTGTGTGAAGATTCCGTTTTCACTTCGCAAAGCGCGCTTGTCGATGTCAAAAATTGAATTGTTGTATTCCTTTGAAATTCCGTAAGTATCGCAAAGATAAACGAGCAATTGTCGCGTTGATTCGATTTGTTCGTCGGTGTATCGTTGCCAAAATATGTGACCTTTATATTTGCCGTTTAACTCGGTGACTTGGCTGCGGTCAACTCGTCCGCCAAGGTAATTAACGAAGTATCCGTTTTGCTTTTTTAGCATTCCAAAATTGCAAATTTCAATTCCAATGGAAATCTTGTCTAAACTTCGATAAGTGACGCCCATTTCGGCGAAAACTTCCGGTTTCAATCCAAGGTGATAAGCCCAGTGCTTTGATGAAAACAATTGAACGATTGTTCCCTTTTCACCGATAACGAATGCCGTCGCGACTTTACCTTCTTTTTGTTGAAAGTATTTCGCAACCGCGATTGGATTGCCACCGCCGGCCGTATGGTGAAGATAGATTTGTTTCTTTTCGTGAATTTCTTGCGAAAATTGTTCGTTAGATAGACGGTGTTGAACTATCTTTGTTATGTCTAAGTTCATTTATGTCGTTTTTAATTTCTTTTGCCCTGGCGAATAAATTTTTCATTGATTGCCAAATGTCGATTCCTTTGACCGCCTTATAATTCTCATTAATGGAAATGACTTCGATACTTACAAGCACTAACGAAAGAATTTTCGTCAACATTAAAGGAACGGAAAAGAATTTCATGATAATATCATTAAGAATAAAATAATCAATTAAGTAAAATCCAATGACTGCGATTTCGTATAAAAATAGTTTTGAAATAACCGCCGATAATTTTCGCGATGTGATTGGAATCTTTAATTTTCTTGCTTTCCAAATTCCAGTTAAGGTATCGACAAAGATTGCAAAACCAATTAAAAATAAAATTCCGGAAATTTGTAAAAAAAACGCGGCGGTTATTGCAGCCAATTGAAAAATTGATTTTTGGATTGATGCCAGTAAGATTGTAAATTGTAATTTCATCGATTTTCAAATTGTTGCGCCAATTGGTGTGTCAAAAATAAACCAAGCGCGACGCCGCCAAGCTTCAAGAACAAAGCTTCTTCAAAGTACATTGCAATTGCCGTTCCATACGCAGCAATAAAAAACACAACCGACAATGATCTTAAATGCTTGTTCATAGTATATTATGTTTAATTGTTCTCAAAATCGTAATTGTCGTAAGGAATTTGACACCAATTTTCTTCGTCGTAAATGTTGACTGACATGTTCATCGTCCAACCGGCCGTAACGTCGTGCGATCGGTTGATAAATGGCGTCGTTGCGATTGTTCCTTCGACATCAAGGAAATCTTCGAATCGCCATTGTTTGAACGTGACGTGAATGTCCTTGCAAATTGATAAACAATCCGAATGTATTTCGTCAATCTGGCGATATTCTTGAATGTTGTATTTGTCCGCAATTGAAATAATACAATTGACATTGACAAAATTGTCGCCGATTGATCCTGATTGCAAAGTGACAATCATGATCGGATAATTTACCGCGTCGCGTGAAACGGCATCAAGGAAATCGCCGAAAAAGAAATCATTTATTTGCCGGTGCTGCGTCGCAATGATTTCGAATTCCTTTTTTAGTTGGTTCAGCGTTCTTTCCATGTTTCAAAAATTTTTTTAGTTGTTCAATTTGTTTTTTAGACGCTTTGAATTTCATATTATAAAATTAATTGGTGTATAACCTGAACGATCCTTTCGCATGTCTTCGGCGCAATGTCCAGGACTTGAATTCGTTTCAATATATTCCGGGTATTTCGTGCCATTATCGGCGATAAGATGAACGATTAATCTTTCTTTGTAGAAATACGCGTCTTTTCTTAATTGGTCGCGCAAAGCGCTTGTTTCGCTATCGGTGTTCGGTTGTATGTTTTCGTCTTGAACGCGACCGACCGATTTGTTTGTCAATTTTTCATTTAATAGTAACGCGCATCGATAGTCCACGAACGCAACCAAACAAGGAACGACAAAATCATTCATCAAATCAAGATAATCTTGCGTCCAAGTATTGTTTTGAACGCGCAACAATAAAGCCTTGAACAAAGGTGTCGACAATGCCGGTTGCAACTGGATGTCTTGACTTCTTTTGATAGCCACCGCAAGAATCTTCGTGTCGGTGTTGGAATGAATCAATCCAAGTTTTTTAAGATTGTCAACGGATAAAAGATAATTCATAATTTTATTTTTGTTTGATGACTAATTGTTGAACCCATTCGTGACGACACCAAGGCGTTGTCTTTTGGGTGTCCGGATTGGTGTACCAACCGCCTTTATAATTCCAAACGTTTCGACTAACTTGCGTTGATATTGAATCAATGTCTTGTCTTGTGTAACTTCGATTCAACGAAAGTAATTTCGTACAAAATTCGCGCGATTCCGTTTGAACCGGCGGAACATCCGTTCTTGTTTGGTAAGTGTAACGAACCTCGAAATCAGTAATTTCAATTTTCAAATCTTTCAATAAAGAATCACCAAGATTGGTCGTATTTCCTTTTTGGTAAAGTTCCCAGGTTGTCAATTGATTGATTGACTTCGCAACCGCTTCAACATTTGTGTTTAATGCTTTTGCAATCGACGTTGAATCTTCGCCATTTTTTAATAATTTCAAAACGTTTTTGTCAAAATCTCTAATTTGAATTTTGATTTCGCCAATAGTTTCAAACATCATATCTTGTCGCGCAAAAACTTCTTCGCTTGATGTGTCCCATGCGATTGGATGCGATGACAAAACAATGTAATTATCTTTATTTTCGCCAAATTTTTCGAATACTGAAATTTCATCATTTGTGAATTCATGCTTGCAAGCTGCAACTGGTTGAACCGGTGCAATCACTTCGGTTGTTGGTGTCAAACTTAACGGCAATACATCAACAAGTTTAACCGTTCCAATATAG